AAACTTGTAGAGATAGTATCACCTGTCGTATGTGAGACTGTATAACTAAAACTTTCACCATCTGTTAGCTGACTTGCTGTAATTGCTGTATAGCTATTCACACCATTAGTGGCTGAACCTAATCCACCTACACTTCCAGCAGTGCTTCCATCTGTTGTTTCCACACCAGTACCAGAAACACTATATGAGTTACCTATACGATCAGCAGTCGTTCCAGGTGCTGCAACTTCTAATTTAACTGAAGAAGTTATTACAGAAAGAATGTCTGCATAGCTTGCAGTGGGTGTAAAAAAGAAAAAAAATGGTAGTAATTTTTTAATCATGTGTTGCTGATACCTACTTTGGAATCTTTGTTGTCTACTATGTCTATCTTACCTTTTGGCTTTTTATTATCGTTGTTTTTCTTAATATTCAAACCATACTGCGCAGTTACGGCCGAAAGTAAGCCGGCAGCAAAAGTTGTATCAATCTGCCTGGTAGGATTTGGATTAAAATATGACCATGAGATTACTCCTAAACTCCAGAAGAGAATAATCATCTGAACTACATTAGCAATCAGACTATGTCCTTCTTTTTCTTGTTCTTCCATAGTAAGTAAGTAGCCGTATTTGTGGAGGTAGTAGTGAAATTAACTACTGGCTACTTATGGCAAATGTAGCAAATTTTGATATGTTTGGAAAGGATAACATTGTATTTAATGACAGATAATGATTTTTTCAATATCAAACTTGAAACCCCACCACCAGAATTAGAACTTTCTGTTGAGATGAGATGTAGAGAGGTAATGAATAGTGATAATTTTGATGATGTAAAAGATTATTGTATTCATTTAATTAGATATCAAATGAAACAAGATGTCTTTCTTGCTGGCATGCTTGGTCGTCTTGCAGAACTTGAAGCTTTAAATGCTATGAAAGAAATGAAGAAAGAAAAACTTATAAAGAAAAAATATAAAACTAAAAAAACTTTATTAGACAGATTTAAGACTATGTTGAGCGTGTTCAGATGACCTGCCATCCTCCCAAAAAACTTTGTAATAATATTGTGGCACTCCTAATTTATTTTTTTTAGTAAAAGCTTCTTTAATTTTTCCGGTAAATTGTGCATACTTACTGGCAGAATAACCAACGGTATGATTTCTTTTTACGGTTTGATTTAGTTCAAATTTTTGTCCTACGATTTTTTTATTTGATTGAGTTTTCATACTCTCTAATTTCTTTGATGGTAAAGTCTTTTACTTGTAAAGTTGGTATTTTGTTGATGTCATAGTTATGTTTAACAATAGCAGTCCTGATATGGTCAGTGACCCAATCCCCATCATGTACTGTTAGGTCTGCTCTTGAATCACTGGTAATATGAACTCTATGTTCAACACCACGCAGTTGTATATCAAGAAGTTTTCTAACTAAGTTTTTTCTTCTGATTTCTTTTAAGCGATCAAGCTTTTTAATAGATGGAGTTTCATGTCTTTTCATATTTATAAATTTTTATTTAATTTGACATTACTTTAAAAATATATAATATTAATTTTAGTTAAATACATTTTTTTATTATGCCTAAAGGAAAAGGGACTTACGGATCTAAAGTTGGTAGACCACCTAAAAAAAAGTAAGTTTATTATTACTACAAATAGCTCCAAGTTGTATTGGGTTTTTAGCAACTTGGAGCTTTTATATTGTCCACCTAAAAAGGTATTTCATCGTTTGGTAATTTTTCAAAACTCTGCAAATCATCGTTACCTTTATAAGTTGGTGTATTAGGGTTAGGTTTTCCTGGTTGGTAATTATTATCTGCATCAAACATAGTTACCATTACTGCTGAAGGATTTGGTTTGTCACTAAAATCAGGCAACCCTCCTAAATTTACCCATCTATCAATAAGCATATATTGTTTGCCTTGATCATTTTCCATAATGACTCCTATATTTTGCCAGTTTGCTTTTTTAACTCCGTCTTTCATATATTCTCGTGTTTTGACTGATAGGTTCTTTACTTTTTTTGCCATAAGGAATTTCCTGTAGTATGCGTATGCGGACAAAACCACCTAAGTAATCTTGATCCATAGTTGAGATGACAGTATTGAACTGTTTGTCGTTTATGCGTAGTGCGTCTGCGAGTCCGTCAATACCTGCTTTCATTCTAGCAACTAAGTTGTCTCGGTCATAACTTCGTCTGTCTGGTGGTATAAATGTCATTTCCAAAACTAATCTCTCTGGTATATTTTCTGTTATTTTTTTATATTTTTTTAGTTGTTCTTTTGAAACACTATAACAATCTTTTCTGTATTGTTTTTTTGCTTTAGCTACTACTGCCCAATGCTTTCTTGCATTAGGTGAAAGATCTGTTGGTGGCCAACCTAATACAACTTCAATCATTTTCTAACCTTGCTAACTCTGCTTTTATGCGTTTGACATTAATATCATAAAATTTATTATTTAATTCTTCAAACCAAAATTGCCTTTCTAATTCTGCAAGTTGGCATTTGTATTTTGCAATTTTTAAAATAGTAGATTCATCCATTTTTTTTACTCCATAATTTAATTAATAACTTTAATTCACGAATGCGTGATTTAGCTGCATTAATTTTTTCTTGCGTTGTTTTCATAAATTTTTTCTATAAGAATCCCAATCAAAACCTATCATTTTACCTCCGTCTTCACGCAACCTATCGGTTACACGTTCACCAAGATAATCTGCTAATTGTTCTCGTGGAATATTTGATAATAAAATTGATGGTTTTCTATTTTCATAGCGTGTATTAAGCACATCAAACAATACTTGTTTTTCAAACTCTGACCCAAACTGCACTCCAACTTCATCCAGTATTAATAAATCAGGTGATGCATAAACTTCAACTACTTGGCTTTCAGTTTCATTTTTTGTATGCCACGAATCTTTTACTCTACGAATCAAACGTTGGACGGTGACAAATAATGGTGACCGTTTTTGTTGCATGACTGCTAACGCAATGCCTATTGCCAAATGGGTTTTACCAGTTCCCGGTTTGCCAACAAAGATTGCACAACGTCCTGTTTGTAATACGTTATCAAAATTTTTTGCGTATTCTTCTGCAAAAGCTAATGCCTTTTTTTGACCAGTTGTTTTTGCCTTGTAACTTTCTAATGTTCTATCTTTAAATCTTTCTGGTATTGCTGCACTTCCTATTTTTGCAATCCACCTACGTTGTTTACGTTCTATCTCTGCCTGTTTATCACGTTCTATTTGTTCTTTTGCTTCTTTATCTCGCCTTATACCCATGCAATATGGGCATTCACTCCAATGCTCACCCATGAAGTTTGTTGAAGTATATGCACCATGCTCAGAACAATTGCGCTTTTCCTTTGGTCTATCTTTTATCAACTTATTTAAAATCATATTTCTTGTACCCCATTACCGTAGTTAGTTGTAGCAAATGACTTTTGTTCTTTTGTTATCCAATCACTTTTAAAGCTTTGCCATCCTCTTGCTTGGCACATAACCAATGCATCTTCCAAACTTATAGTTGTTTTTTTAACTTCATTTTTTATACCTTTCAATGCAGTTTCAGTCAAAGGTGCTTTTTTATTTTTTCTATGAACTAAGAAATCATCCCATGTTTTTTTACTTACATTACGAGGACGTTTTAACGTCTTATTATTATATGTTTCTTGTTTATTGTTTAATGTTTCTTGTTTATTGTTTGGTTGAACCGTTGTTGAACGTGCGTTAGACCTAGCAAGAGCAGATGCTTTACCTGCTCTAATCGCTGACTGTACCTTGCTTTGATACTTTTCTATTTCTTCGTCAGCCCTAGGATTTGTCCATCCTTTGCCAACTTCTAAAATAAAAAATTCTTCCAAAACAACTTTTACTTCTGGTACGTTATCTCTCATGTTA